TGTGCTGTATTCGCATTGGTAAAAATATCAGGATTATAATTATCAACAATAGTTTTTGTACTAGCTGTATATGAAGCATCTGTAGTAACTTGAGGAGAATAATAAGTTAACGCAGTATTCCCCATAACAGGGTTACCGTTTAATCTAATACTGGCTGCACTATCTACTAACCCTTCTATTGGGCCTTCTGATAAAGCATCATATATTACTGCTGATTGTTCTGTTGATTTATATCCCATTATCTTTCGTCATACTGCTGGTCGGTGTCATCGTTACTGTCATCTCCAACCATGCCTGCTCCGCCTGTGTTACCGTCCCAATTTCCATCTTGTGAACTTTTAGAAATAAAAGTATATCCTGTGGAACTTTTTACTCTGTGATTTGTGAATCCAAAATTACTTACTGCTCCTCCTGCCATTATTTTTCCATAAGCAAGGGGAACAGGTATTCCAGACTTAGTAGTGTTAACTGGGCCATTAAATAGCTTGCTTGGGTCTTCATCTAGTTCTTCAGGACCATCTCCTATCATCATTTCCACAATACCTGCGGTTGCTAACATAACTCCGAAACTAGCTACAGCGTAAGCTAGCCAAGGATAGTTAGGGAACAACCAAATTCCTACAGCTACTAATACTAATCCTATTATAACTTTGAATACATCGCCAATTTTATCAAATATAGCTCCAGAAGGTATAGGAGTAATAATTATATCATTACTTTCTAAATCAAGACCTTTTCCTTCTGGACCTTGTAATTCTTCTCCGTCTAAAAAATGTTCTGCATTTGCTTCTGTATTTTCTAGTACTTCACTTCCTTTTTGTACGCTAAAATGTATTCCTTTATCTTGACATTCTAGTACATACTTTCTTACTCCACCTTTTATACAATCGAGCGCATGTATAGCTTCTTGCACAGTATCTACATTTAATCTATGTTCACGGCCAAAGAGTTTGCCCATTTTTCCCATTAATATAATTCTTCTATTCATAAGTTGGCTCCAATATGTGATAGTCTTTATTCGGATAGGATACAATTAAATATGGAATTCCTACCTCATTACAACTATTAATGTCATGATTGCTTGGGCGACAATCGCCCTCATAGTGACTATGCACTATATATTTTATATTTGAATTTAATTGATAATACAGGAATGACTGTCCGTCCATTTCAAAGTTATCATTATCTTCGTGGAGATTTTTCATAGGAATATATTTGTCATTATTTCCGTTGGAAATAACAAGTCCACAACACTCTCTCGGAGCTTCCTGTCCTGCATGGTCAAATATTTCGTCTATTACCGTCATGAGAATGTCTTCGATGCGGGGAAGCCTCCAAATGGTAAATCTTTTGCAGTACTAGTGGTAGTTTTTCCTGTTGCACTTGTACCACTTGACCCGCCGCCTCCAGGTTTAAATCCAAATCGCATCTTACAGCCTTGAGTTCTTTTACTACAATTATCCCCTCTTTCCCAATAAGTTCCTGAAGCAGGGGGTTGACTCTTGCTAGGAGACCTAGCCTTCCAGCATAATGTTTTACCATTAGTATGAGAAGTTGCCACATTATCTGTAAAAGTTACATAGTCATTATCTCTGTCATCTAAATAGGTAAAGTATTCTGTACCATGAGAATAAGCTGAGTATAATCTAACTCTGTTCCAATTAGCATTATCGTCTGCAGGGTTTCCTGGCGCTGTAGCTTTGGCTGCTTGCCAATAATTAAAACTACTTACACTTGAAGTTTCTCCATTTGCTTCAAATCTTGTTTTTGTATCTGCAGTTTTATAGTATCCGTCTAAAGTTGCGTTTCCACTTCCTGGCCATGTTGTAAAACTAGTAGTACTTGGTATAATATATTCATCATCTGGATTAACATAAACTGTATATTGTGTACCTGTTCCATCAGCATTACTATACTTGCCTTCTTGATGCCATGTACAACCACTTCTATCTCTTTTCCATTCAGGTAAATCGGGACTAGCTCCTGCATATAAAAAAGGACATCTTTCTGGTAAAATAGTTCTTTGAGGAACTTTAGTTTCTGATATATCAAAAGGCGCAACACATTGAAAAGTTACTTGCATTTTATCTCTACTAGTAATTCTATCGATAATCCATACTTGTCTAGGAAGTTCTACAGGAGGATTAGCGTCTCCGCTTTCTCCATATAAATACTTCTTTAGAGTAAGTCTACGAATTATTCTTAATCCAACTAATACATGATAATCGAATCCACCTACAGCATTACTAAGCGTATTTGAAACATTTGCTATACTTATTTTGGGTCTTGCTATGGCTCCTGAAGCTTTTACCTCGAAACCTTCTGATTTCATAGGAATTCTTGTATAACTTCTTACTGTTGCTGGAGTATCATAATCTCTAAATTTAAAGCTGAATAAGAAGCGTCATCATCTGCAAAAGGAGTAAAGTATGCAAAGCTACCAGAAGCTACTTCTAACTCATATAAGTCAACTAAAGCCGAACCCGGGTCTAGTTTTTGAATATCCTTTACTACTAAATTCTCTGCCATTATGCTTCGTATACTCTTTGAAAGGTTGCTGAAATAGTGTAATAGTCGTCATGTGACCATTCTTGTTGCCATTCTGGACATATTACTTTAATTGCCAGTTCACTACTACCAGAATTAGTATCTGGAACAGTGAAAGTAAAAGCAGTAACTCCCCCTTTAGTTTCTAAAAAACTTGCTATATCATCAATATCTGCTTTTTTTCTATTGGCGATACTTATTTTATAATTTTGCTCTAAATTTTGTATACCGTTAGCAAGCCTTTGAGTATATCCATCGCCATAATCAGCGATAAGCACTTTAGGTTTGCTTTGAGCTTGCAATCCTCTATCTGGAACTACTACTCCTAGAGTTCCTCCTATATCAAATCCTATTGCCATAATTTTATCCTCACCCTGCTAATATTCCTCCAGGTCTTTGCTGTTTGGAAATTTCATCTAGAACTGCTACTTGTATTGCTTGTCCTAAAGCTCTTCCTTGTTCTTCGTCAGTAGTAGTATCTACTGCTCCATCTGCACTTACATTAATAGTAGTGTTAATTTGTTGACCCCCTCCTTGCATTTTTACAGGAATACTTCTATCATTCCCTAGTGGAATTACTGCTTCTGTACCGTGAAGAACTGCTCCATATCCTGAAGTTGGTCCCTGTGCAACTCCTCCACCACTAAAAGACCTTCCTGAAGGACTCATTATTCCACCATATCTTGCTCCTCCAAATCCAAAGAATGTTCTTAGGAACGCAAATATTGGATTATCTGCTCCTTGTGTTGCTTTTAGAGCTAGTATTGTCTGTTCTGCTATAACGATAGCCATTTGTAATTTTGCTACTTTTGCCATTATTTTAGCAGTTTTTTCTTCTTCTCCTGCTAAAACTCCAAAAGCTCCTATTACAGTTCCGAATTTGCTTACACCTTTTTTAAATCCGTCCATCGGTCCTTCTTCATCATCACCTTTGTCCTTTATCTTCTCTTTTGCGTCTTGGAATGCTTGTAATAACTCTTCCCATGACCCATTAAACTGGTCAATAAAGGCCTGGTTAACACTTCCATCTGGATTTAAAATTTTAGTTGGGTCTCCTGCATTTGATGCGTCGGTTATTCCTGCTGCTCCGTATCCCCTATTGAGCCAGTTATCATCTGTTTGTTCCATTGCTTCTATAAATGCCTGTCTCAACATGGCAACGGTTCTTTCCTCTCCTGTACCTGAGGTGCCTGACCACTTGATATCATTCCACTGAGTCCCATCCCCAATACTTTCTATTTTCAGCTCATTGTCCTCTATTTCTTTATTTAAAGTATTCCACTTCTCGGTTAGCTCTGATATAAGTTCGCCTGAAGTTCCTATTTGAGACTCTAACCAGTCTTCGAAGTCGGTTACCATCTTATCACCACTTCCACCCCTCCATTGGTCACCATGAAAATACATCATGTCTTCGAATGCTTCTAATTGTATTTTTGCTAGTTCGGCAGAGTTAACATCACCAATAGGTGTATGTGCCATACGATAAACAGGCGAAGGTGTTGCATTTTTGGTCCAATCTGGTACTGGGCCTTTATTTTTGTTCTGCCAATCGCCATGTGTATATTGTGTAAAATGCTCATAATCATAAGGACCCATACCGTCTGGTTTTACTCTCATCCATGCCTGACCTACATTTGCTCTACCGTAAGTTGAAAGTTCACCAGCATGGACTCCTGTGTAGTCCTCGTCCATTCCTAATGTAGCTAAAAAGTTCTTTTTCCATGTTGGATAGTGACTGTTTACAGCATTGGGGTTATTATAATAACTTCTATCAATCTGGCTTTGTGACCTTGTAAAAGCATCTGTTTGCGTAAAGTCATATAATGAACTACCGCCTTGTTTAATTAATCCTCTTAATCTATTACCTTCTGCTATTACACTTTCCTGGTCTGTTATTCTTTCGGCTAGTTTGAGTTCTGCGTCTATTCCGTCTCTCCTTAGTTTTAGCTCTTCAGTTTTCTCGCTTAATACACCTGCTTCTGCTCCTATTAGTGCATTTATAGCTGTTGTAATGTTTTGGCCTATACTATTCATAGATATTGTGAGAGTCCTTCCTACAGCATCAAGAGTAGTCCCCATATTGCTACTTGCTGCTACAATCTGGTCTGCATGAATAAATGCTCCCGTTCTGATTGCATCTGTAATTAATTGGGCATGACGCTCCCCTCCTGCTATAATTCTGTCTTTTTCAGTTTCAGGACTTAATGCTCCAAAACCTATATCAGACATCCATTGTTCAACAAGATAAGTTGCCATCGCATCGGATATAGTTTTAGACATAGCATCACCAATTTTTTCCCAACCAGAGTCATCTCCTCTAATTGAACTACTAATTGCTGATTTTAACCCGTCTTCAAACTGT